GTTGAGGGGAAAGGGTGGGGGTGGATGGGTGGGAGAGTAGAGGGATAATTATTTGGTGATGACTAACCAGGGGTCGGAGTTCGGACAGGGGCTTGGCGATTTAATTGCCATATCCAACAGTTCGCTGATGGTTTGCTCGAATTCCTCGTCTGGTGGGATGGTTAACTCCTGTGGTTCGTCTAGCTCAATACTGAGGTCAATGTAGCCAAGGAAGGGGATAAGGCGATCGAGCTGCCGGTTAGATAGTTTGATGTGGAATCCGCCTTTGAGGTCAAGGCGGTAGTAATCAACTTCGCGAAACAGAAAGACTGGAACGACGCGGATGATATCTTCAACTTGGAAAAATACGGTGTGAGTCGGTTCGGTGATTTTGATTAGCATTGATTCAATGGAAAGATTGTGGGCAATGGATGGTAGATGGTGAATCCTGATAGTTATTCGTCCCGTTGAAATTCCCCGACAATCAAGTCCGACACTGAACGCCGTTTCCGAGCTACTGGTACCACTACCCGATTCACCAATTCCCGTTCAAATTCACCCGCCAACGAGTCAGCAGGGGTGGGGTTGGGGACGCTGATGACGAAATCAGTCTGTTCGGCTGCTGGGGAGATTTCATCGGTTGCACGGACGGAGCGCACCCAGAGGAGGATTGCAGCGTAGACGATGAATAGGAAGTAAGGCAGTAAGGCAGTTTCGAGAGCGGAGAAGTTGAGGTACATCATGGTTAGGGGATAGTGAATGGTGGATGGTGAATGGTGAATAGTTCGATCGATAGTTAATTAGTTCGAGAGAAAGTAATTGCAGATGGCGAGAAGTTGCGGTAGATACCCGTCAGCTTCAATTTGGGCGAGCTTGGTTTTGTACTTGGTTTCGTCGTGTCGAGCATTGATATCGTATTTGTGGCGATACTTTAGCTCTCGGTACATCCACCGCCAGGTGTCTTGCTCATTCAGTGGTTGGGCACTCGATTGATTGAATACGTATTCCCGCACTAATCGGTTACAGAGTGCCCGTTCGGTCATTGGGGCGATTTCACCAGGGATGGGATCGACGCTTGCCCATGGTAGTGATGGTTTGGATGCTGGTGTGATGTGGGTATCGATGCTGACGCTACCCGTTGTCATCAATGTGTGAATGTTTCGGTTGCACCAGACATGAAATTCTGGGCTAACCCACTGTCCGAAATGCAGCGCAACTAGTGGATGTCCCCAAGTCGATTTGCTTCGATTAGTGCTTACAACCTGCACCAAGTCCCATTGACCCGATTCGGGTCTTTGGCTCTCTGCTGCGGTTTGTGGGCATTGACTAGAATCTAGTCTTTGGCTCTCCTCTGCGGCTTTCAGGTACTTTTTGGTTTCTGGTGACAAAAAGTAGTTATTCAGCCGAACTTTATTTGCTTTTGCCATCTGGGTGAGGTTGACATAGTTGTCGTCTCGCTGGTCAATCTGATGTTCTTTGTAAGTAAGTTGAGACATGATTGGTTTTTTTAGGTAAGTAGTTTTTTTGCAAGTTCTTCGATTTCAGCTTCGTCGCCAAATTCTTTCATCAGACCCATATAGAAGTCGCCAATGAGTTCGCTTTCTTCCTCCTGAGTTAAATTTGGATTTTTCGCTTTAGCTCGGTTCAGATATTCCTGACAAGCCAGATTGAGCGATTCATCGTTAGCTTTTCGTCTGGCTAGTTCTTCTGGTGTTTGGATGTAGTCGTGCCAAGGACAAACCTCTTTGGTTAAGTACCTCACAACTTGTTTCAACTCCTGAACCTCTTGGCTTAGATTTTCGATAACTGTGAGTAGTCGTTCTGGTAATTCGTTTGTCAATGAAACCTCGTTTTATGTGATGGTTATGTGATGGGTACAGCCGTGTACTTGAGCTGTAGACCACCGAGTGGTGATTTGCCTTTGCCGATCAACGCGCATTGCGGAGGCTAGCTATTTGGTTTTCTAGGTGCAGTGGATAAGACAAAGTTTACTTAATCGTAAACCCTTGCCCAAGTTTACTTAATCGTAAACTTTTTGTCAATAGCGTTGTTGGGTTTTATTGATTTCTGCGTCTAAGCCGCATGGGGATATCGCTGTGAGAAAGTGCGATACATAGGGTGAAGCTGCATTCTTCGCAGTATTGCCTCGGTCATGTCTCCAGGCGACATCCCTAGTGCTTCAGCAATGCTGCTAATGGTTCTAAGCGAAGGAGAGCGCGTACCGTTGAAGTAATGGCTCCACTGAGCCTCGCTGATGTCTGTTAGCTCCTTTAATTGTGTTGCTGGTGTGTTTATAAATTCCTCGATACTCATATTTACGTATTAGTAAACTTTATTCAGGTTAACTGACAAAGTTAGCGATCGCAACTCTTTACGCTTTAGTAAAGAGTTGGCTATGATTGAGGTTAGTTACCTTAAGTCCGTAAATTCTCTATGGATGCAGCAACAGCCTTCAATTTGACGATCAAGTTGTTTGAACTCAAACCGTCAGAAATAGCCCATAAATCAGGGATCGCGCCAAGTACGATTTCTGATTTTCGACATGGCAACAGGGATCTAAGAATCAAAACCATGCAAAAGCTAGTTTCAGAATTCCCTCCACAGGCAAAAATGTATTTCTATTCGCTCATTTCTGCTGATGAGTCCAGTGATGGAGGATCGGTAGTAAAGGAAGCGATCGCAATTTAGAATATGACTCAATCACAAGAACCAGAAGATAGAACGTTAGATCGGACATTGAGAGCCTTCGACCGCAGAATTAGTAGGCTTGAAGATACCCAAGTGACATGGCGAGAACTCAACAGCGCATTTAATCGAATTGATGACCAGTTTGCTCAAGTGAATCAGAGGTTCGATGAAGTGAATCAACGACTCGATTCACTGGATGCTAAATTTGATATCATCATGAAGCACATCACTGGAGAAGCCAAATGACCAAATACCCGCAAAAAAGCTACCTAGATTAGGTAGCTTTTTTATTTTCCAAAATACCTAGAAACAAGTGATTTCAGGCTGTTGATCGCTCAAGACGAACTCACTCAAGTACCTCTTCTGCCATCCAGTGAATTTGCGCACATTCGTAGTTGCTCCATTTATCCAAATCTTGCTACTAGCTATTGGAATGGATTGATCGTCAATAAAGATACTCACCAGATTGTCACTAAGAACGATATCAACGACGAAAGACAGTTACTGGAGCTATGTCAAGAACGCGGTTGGAATACGCGATGGCATCAACGATATTTAGCAGAAATCAGCACCCAAAATGAAGTCGCTTAAGCAAAAGGCGATCGATCCAACTAGGATCGATCGCTTTTTTATGCACAAAAAATGGCGTTTCTTGTGCATGAACCGCTAACATGCACAAGAAACGCCTAACTTAAACGTTCCTAGCCCGTAGCTTAAAGAATACCGCCCGTGGTGCATCACCAGGATTAATTACCTGGACCGCTGACTCACTACTCAGCACAAACCCCGCCCCAACAGGTACATTTCCCAACGCACCCGCAGCCGCCACCGCCGACTCGATAAACAGATAGTGCTGATAGCTCAATACCACCGTCGGACTCGTATTATTCACACTAAACGTCTTTAGTGGTTTCTCCGCCATTCCCAACACATTCGCCGCCGCGCCCAGATTGTCGATGATAGTTCGCGCCGTCCAAGATGGGTGACTCACTTCCTTGTTCACCAACACCGACAACGGATCCGCCGCCGTCAATACCTGCTCAGTCAGCGTCAGAGCACCGCTACCCGCATCAGAGAGGTCAACAGGAGTATTCGCCTGTGCATTCGCCAATGTCGTCGCCAACGTCAATACAGTGGGGCTAGAGACAATTGCAAAATAATCGGTATTCGTCAGCAACGGTGATGGTAAAGTACCGCCTACCATCCGCAATCGGGAACCCGTCACCATCCCATGCGCCGTCGCCGTCGTCAGTGCATTCGTCGTCGCATTTGCCGTATAACTCAAAGCAGTCGCCACATCCCCCTTCAGTAGCGTGAAATAGCCCCATGTTCCCGTACTTGGGAACGCATCATTGCAGTTGGAGATTAAAGAATCGATCGAGAAAGCAGTAGTAGGCATACATTAAAGTTTTTTCAGTAATAAGTTATCTAAGTATCCCAAGAAATTCGAGACAAAGCCGCCATTTGACGGCACACCACCAATCGTAAACTGGTTAGCAGGCGTAGTCGCGCCAGCAGTTCCAGTAGATCCCTGTACGTTATTAAGGTACAGAGTCAAAGCTGTCCCAACGCGCACAGCTTTGAATGATTGCCAAGTATTTGCCACAACACCAGAGCACACCGCGTTTGTGGTGCCATTAATCCAGTGACGAAAAATCAAATTTCCGTTATCTATTGCCACAAAGTGCCCAGCATTGCCGCTGGAGCCTCCCATCGCAGTCCCGCAAATTACTCTATTTGCGCCAGATGTTGATGTGGGATAGATCCAGCCAGACCACTCAAAATCACCAACAAAACTCAAGTTAGCAGACCAAGGTGAGGATACTGTTTTGGCAGCATTATCTAATAACAGACTACTCGATCCATCGTGAAACTGAACTGTCGAAATCGCCGCGCTGCTGTTGCTAGTCCAGGTGTTTAAACCAGTACTATCGGTCATGATGGTACTATTGTTAACACCCTCAAACTGTAACGATGCAACTAATGATACGCTACTGTCATCATTCGTAATCGTCGCAGTCCATGACGATCCGGCCCCCGTTACAAACACCGACGGTTGCGCCTGTGGAGTCAAGATAATTGTTTCATTCGGCTCAAAAACCGAGTCCGGTACAGGTGCGGCGGTGAACGATACCGATGCCTGACCCGCTGGCAACAAAATCGACCCCATCGTCGCCGAGAAACTAGTCGCGCCGCTGACGGTATAGTCAGTCAGATAAGTAGCCGTGCCGCCAACTGTAAAGTCAACAGTAATCGGCAAATTAACATCGTCGCCAGCATTTCGAGTAACTGTAAAAGTAAACATGTCATCAGCCTTCTAATTGAGTAGTTGGACTAACCGCAAACGTCAAAGTCTGCACTGGAACTGGAGCAGGCGAACCCTCTATTTCAGATGCAGGACTAACTGTAAACGTCAGCGTCTGTACGGGTATCACAGCAATCGAACCCTCTGCTTCAGAAGCAGGACTAACCGTAAACGTCAACCGCTGCAATACCCCCGTAGAGATGGAGGATTCCAGCCTCACAACTCCGTCAGCCATCGCACCGACTCCTACTGACACCACCGCCTGATTTACAGCTTCTGGAGTCAGTACTAGTCCACTAGCGGAGATGGTGGCGATCTCATTGACGATCTCTGAAATCACCATTAACCCACCAGCCACAGACACAGCTCCATCAACAGCAATTTCTGGCTGTAGATCCACCCGAATTCCACTCGCCAAATCCAACTCGAATCGAATCGTCGATTCGATTCCTGCGGCGATAGCAGCAGTCAAATCCAGCTCAAGCACGATCGAGCCTTCTAAGCTAGTCTCGAATTGATACTGTGGCTGCTGTACCACCGTCGGAACACCCCCGACATCAATAACAGCACCCCGACTTACCAATCCCCCTGTAAAGCCAAACTTCGCCTCTCCATCAGCAATCGACAACGCGCAGCCGTCCATCAAATAGACACTACCCCCAATCGCCGCCTGGCCCAATAATGGCCAACCATTAGCCAGCCACTCATCAGGAATCGGCATATCTACCAGCACCTGGTCTCGTCTGCGCTGTTCCCGAATCGCGAGTTTCTGCGCCAAGAAACTCGCTCGCGCCGCATCTGGCAGGAAACCAAAATCCACCACCAACGGTCTCGCCAATACCGGAACCCAACCAATTGGACTCAATTGAGCCTCACCGCGCAGCACCTCAGTCTTCAGTGGGCGAGTAGCAACCGGCTGTGGCGGTTCTAATTTTGGCCTAGTCTCATATACCTGCGCTTGCCCGTTTGCGTCCGTACTAACTGGCGTTAATTGCGCTCCAGGTCGGATCGCTGCTGAAGTCAAAGTCTCCCGCTTCTCGATCGCCAGCGTCGTATTGGCTGTTTCGGTCGGAAACAACACCCCGCGTGGTTTTAGCGTTAGTTTACGCAAGCCTGACTCAATAATTAGTTCTGCTACCACCAAGCTAGTATTCACCCCCGCACTGGGAAACAGATATCCCATCGGTTGCCGCTTCATGGTCATGGTTTGCAGCGGTGTATTTAAGTCTGGCGGTCGTTGATATGGATTAATTCCCGTCTGCGTCTGGCTTTGGATGTCATATAAAAAGCTTACCAGCGCGGTCTGGCTAGGTAAATCCGCAAAACTATCATCATCCCAATACTGATAAACAATCGTTTTTTCTTCAAATACAATCGGTGCAGTACTTTGCACAGTTGGAAATACCGTACTATATGGGCGTTCCTCCCGCGTCGTCTTGAATTTAGGGCGCGGCGCACTAGGTAACTGCTCCTGCGTGTTCGCCCGATCGATAACCTGTCTTGCCCCCGTCACAATTACCCGACTAGCCGACTGATAAATCGCCGCCAAATCTGGCACTAATTCTACCTGCTCGATCGATCGATTAAATACCAACCCACCGCCAGCACCATTGACACTAAAAATCGCCTCCGCACCATTGACCCCCAACCAATTCCAGTTCAAACCAGCCAATCGCACCGCATCCCCCCACGGATCCCGCGTACTCAGCGGCACATCAAGCATCCCACCATCCCCAGCCACCGCCCTACCAGGCTGCACCGTCGCCCCTCGAAACGCCGCAACCAACAAACTATCAATCGCCGTCCCAATCGTCCCCGACACCACACTTTCCCCAGGGCGATCCCCCGCAACCGCCGCCGGAATCTGCGTCAAAATCCCCTCACCGCTCTTAGTCTGTCGGTTGTATCGATAATTCTCAATCCGCAACACCGGACTTTGATACCCCTTGATATTCAGCCGTACAGGTGCCTGAAACGGTCGCCAGATGCTTGGATTAGTAAACTCACTAAACGATGCCTCAGTCAGCCCATTAGCCACAGCCCTAAGATTGTTTGACACCTTGAATTGACCCGTCCACAATAACGGCTGTCCAGGCTCATGCATCGGTACCGACAGACTAATACTGTCGAGATACTCGCTAGCATCGAACCCGCCGACTAAGAACTGAAATGGTGGGACTGTATAATCGAGCATCAATAAGGCTTCTGGCTAATATATCCCGTCAATCCAATTGTACTAAATCGAGCCAGTGGCATCACCCCGACTGGCTCCGAATTACTCAGATATTGCCCCATGCTCTCACCTCCGTCCGCAGTCTGAACACGCCGATACCCTGTCACCACATCCCTATCTCCGTAAGTAGCCATATTACCCACGCCAGGTTCGATTCGAGCTTGAATTTGTCGATATTGCTGTCGATAACGAATTTGATTAAGCAAGTTGGCGTGTCCCCTTGTTGTAATTAACAATGAATGCTGTTTTAGAGTTGGCTGGCGAACCGCCCAGCACCTCCTCAGTCAGTGTATTTGATGTTGCCGCTAAAGGTGTGGGAGAGCTAGCAGTAAATGAGTAAGGTTGCCTGCGTTTAATCGTTTCAGTCCTTAGCCCAAAAGTAGCAGAAGTCGGCGGCGAAATCGGCACACAATGAATGATGATTTCATTCCCACTAAACTTGCTTGGGTCTAGTTGCAGCTCATGCACCCCGTCAGATGTAATTGGGAAAACCTTACCAGGAAAATTAGGTAAGTTCGACCAATAGCTGCCACTAGCATCTTCCGCATAAAAAGCCATCGCGCCGAACTCAGTTGGTGGGGGGGATACAACGGTAGTAGTTCTGATAGTTTGGAACCATTCATTAACGATACTGGTACCACCTTGGGATTGAAAATCGTCAGCGACCCACCATGACGGACGTTGCCCCGCTACGAAGTCCGCATATAGCATGTCTACAAAAACAGGCGGCTCAAAGAACCCAGCATAGTATCGGTATAGCACCAATTCGTAAGGGAGCGATTGGTAAAGGAATTCAGTTGTTACACCTGGCTCAAAAATGTCATACCCTGCAAACGGATTGGGGAGTATATTGGGCACGGTCGCACCAGGAGGTATGCCAGTAAACACGCTGCCACTGCCAGGAATAAATAAGTGTGGGTCAACAAAAACAGGGTAATTCCCCAGAGATTGTGGCTCTCCCGTCGTTACAACGTACGGCGACCGGAAAACAACGACTTCGATTTTCACATAAGTACCAAGTATCTCTTCTTCTTCGTTCCAGACCTGCCCGTTCAGATACCCCACAGGTTGCTCCCCAAACTTCAGAATTCCAAGCTCGGTAGCCACTGTCAACGTTGCTTTTACCCCATCCAAAATCATCATCCCATCACTTCGCTGGGTAGCTAAAACCACATCCCCAAACTGATGCTCAGAATTAAAAATCTTCACCCCATTTTGTGTCACCCCACCGTCAGGCCAGATGACATCATATAAACCCGTTACCGGATTTCTATCCCCAATCCTAAGCTCCACCGCTACACCTCCAACAATTGAAACTGAAGCCGGAACCAACTATTCGCCGCCACCAAACTCAAATACTGTCGATCGATATCAATCCACACATTCTTAGTCACCACCACCCCCTCAAACCAGCGATCGATTAAATTGCAAGGTAAAGTATCATCTTGCTGTGCCTGTAATAACTGCTCGAACAAAACTGACTGAGCCGACTTCACCAAAAAATTACCTTCCCATTGCCCCTTCTTCCAGTTATCCCCCTGGAGTCGAATCGCTCCCAAGAGACTGCGACCATTCGATCGAGTCTGTCCCGTCTGATAATTCTCGTATGGTTGATTATCCCATTCCGCCAGAATTAATTTATCACTTAAACTCGGATGCGATAGCTCTAAATGACTAGTCTGCGGTGATAAATATTGATTAGTAGATTGACTGCCTTCAAAAGTGATAAACATTTCACGTAATCCTCAAAGCCGAACGTTGAATCGCGAACATTTTATCTAATTGCCCATCATCAGCAGCCGCAAAATTAGCCACAATCGGCGCAGGCGGACGGCTGCGAATTGTTTGCTCTAGCGACTGTACCGCCGCTACAACTTGCTGATTATCTACCCCCTTCCCCCCTCCCACATTTAAACTCAGCTCACCCAAACCTCCTAGATTCTTTAAAATCTGCTCCCGATTTAGCACCGTTCCCGACACGCCAGGGACGAATAATTCAGGACTATTCTCTCCCACGATATAAGCTTGCCCACTACTTACCGAGCCACCTCGCGCCCGTGCTTGGAATACCAGCGGAGTGCTATAAGTGGTGGAAGTCTGAGTCAATGCCGCCTTTGCCCGTTCCAACTCATCCGCGTATTTTTTAGCTGCTTCCGCCGCTTTCAACTGTTCCAGCACCATGTTCTGCTGCGTCTTGAGGGTCTCCGCCTGCAAATCCTTGACACTGCTAAACGATTTCACCTGCTCCACTGCTTGCAAGGTAGTCTGACTGGCAAACTCAGCCTGTTGTTTTGCTAAATCTACACCCTGCAAGGCATTCGCCGTACTAGTTTCCGCTTCCGTAGTCGCAATTGCCAGCCGATTCTTAGCATCCGCAATCGCCTTATCGCGTTCCCGTCCTGGCTGTAACGCCTTCGCCTGCTCAAGTGCTAAATTCGCCGCATCAATCGACTTCCTGCTCTTCAGCTCCGTCTGGTCAACAACCGACTTAGCATCCAAAACCGCCTGCTTCGCCTTCAATTCGGCGATTCTAGCCTCGATAACCGCCCGTTGGTTAGCTAAGTCTATTTTCTGCTGTTCAACGCTCAGAGCCGCCCTATCGCCTGCCTGTTGAAACAGCACACTCTCTCGCTTCACCGCTGCATTCTGCTGCTCGATCGCTAATTTCTGCTGAACCAGTTGATATTCAGACGCGCCACTATTCTGCGTCAAATCCGCCAGTTCCCGCATCAAAATGATTCGCTGTTCGGTTGGTAGATTGCTGTCGAGTTGACGTTTGAGTTCGATCGCTCGATTCACCCGTGCTAACTCCAAATCACCCTCACTAATTGCCGCATCAAAACGGGCTTTTGTGAGATTATTTCTCGCAATTAGCAGGGAATTCTGGCGTTCCAGCGTTTTAGTCACCAAATCAAGCGCAAAAACTTCGCGGCCAGCACTAGCCTCAGCATCCTTACTCGCCCGTTCCCGTTCCCCACTCACCTGTGCGATTTGGGATAATTGCAAGTCTACAGAACGAGCGCGAGCCGAAACCTCATCCTCAATCCCCTTCAGAGCTAATCCCCGCAACCGTTCTAACTCATTCCCCTCAGCCTGAGCCAACTGCAATGTCACACTCAGAGTTTTAGACCGTGCATCCCTCACTTGTTGCTGATAGACACGTTCAGCTTCAGGACTCCGCACCGCCCCCGATATTCGCGCCAATGCTGACTCAAAATCTTGTGCCTGTTGAAGTTCCGCCCGTTGCTTGGCAACAGTCGAGCGGTTCCGAGCTTTATCAGCATCCTCTTGGCGAATCAATCGCTGATTCACCAACTTTCGCAGGTCGATTAATCTCTGCTGCTCAGACTGATTAATCAAATCCAACACCTTCGCCTGAGCATCCTTCACTAGTGCCAATTCAGCACCATAAAACTCTTCTAGTGTTTTGAGCCGTTTTGAGCCTAACTCATTAATTCTGGCGTTAATCGCATTCCGTCCTTCAATATCATTGGCACCCAGTCGCGTCAACTCACGTCGAGCCACAGCAATCTCAGCATCCGCCTGTTGGATACGATTTTGAGTGCGTTGCTGGGCATATTCGGACTCAGTAATTACCCGTTCATTTTTAGCTGTTTCCAGTGCGGTCAACTCTTGGTCGAAAAATTCGGTCTGACGCTTGAGATCTGCCTGATCGAAAGCTCCAGCAATCTCCACTCGCTTGCTCTGGAGTTGGGCAATTTGAGAGTTAATTGCCTCTCTACCCTCTTTATCAGTGACAGAGAGCAACCCTAATGCTTTTCGCTGTTGGTTGATTGCTGCGTCATTCTGAGCCAGATCGTTGGCTAAAATTTGCTGATTGTATGTACCTCGATCAATCAATCCTAAGTCGTTCTGAGCCTTAATGAGGTTCCGCCGCTCATCGAAATCTTCAATTGCCCGTTTCCGTCGGCGAACCAACAGATCTGCTTCGAGCTTATCGAATTCGATCACACTCTTCTCAGCTTCCGCTTTAAACTTTGCCCGTTTATCGCTATTGGTAGCATTCTCAAACTCCACCTTTGCAATTTGAATTCGCTTGTTGATTTCAGCTACTTTTAGTTTGGTAGCTTCTTCGTCTGCCCTGGCTTCACCAATCCGCCGCTGGGATTGGAGAGCCGCAATTCGGGCTTGTCCCGCAGCGATAACCACTGATTCGGCATCGATCTGCTCTTTTCTAATGCCAACAATTTGCTGCGCGGCCTTTTGCCTGGTGCTGGCTTCCAAAGTTGCGTCATCTCGAATCTTAGCCAGCTCGTCCAAGCCAGTACTAGATTGGAAGATATCAACCTCAACCGATCCCTTTACCTTTTTACTCAACCCATCCAGTCCAGTCGCGGCTTGTAAAGCATCAACTTCGATTAATTCCTTGACCTTAGAAATTCGACTATCGTAGAGTTTATTGATCGCTTCCTTTGCAGCAAAACGAGTCTCTAACTCCACCTTAGTATTGGTCTTGACAGCCTCTATCTCTTTCCGTCCCGCCTCAACACTTAGTAGCTTTGCATCTACCCCTGATTTAACGAGGGAAAGAATCTGCTTCGCGCCCTCCTTGAACTGTTCGGCATCAGCGGGACTGTTGAAGTTTCGCTTCGCGTTCTCTAGCTTCTTTGCGAATAATTCAGACGTAGTGCCTAAATCTTCCAGTTCCTTCGCTTGCAACTTCAGCCCACCTGCTGCTTTTTCCAGTCGTTCAGCTAGTGCCTCTAATTGCTTGATGTTACTATCGCGCTGCTGTGCCTGGTCGTCGCTGAGTTTGGTGAGTTCCTTCTGTGCTTTAATCTGGAGTTGGATCCCCTCTACTTGTGCGCTTGCCGATACTCTAAGTTGTTTCTGGCGGCTAATTTGCTTATCAGTGAGTACGCCGCCATCTTCGACAATTTTGTTATACCGATTGAGTTCACTGGAGATTGAGAATACCCCATCAGCAGTGGTGAGAATCTGCTTGCCATATTCCTCTAAAGCCTCGTTGGCATCCTTCAGGTCGTTAGTTGTGCGAACTAGTACCGCTAATCCAATCGCTGCTGTCAGAGGTATGAGTGCTAGGTTTAGCGCGATCGCATCAGCAGCCAATAGCTTAAGGACTCCGCTCAAAGCACCCATGCTCACGCTAGAGACAACACTAATTAGCCCTGCTGCGCCAATACTACCCTCTAGTAGCAGCATTTTAGATGCTAAGGATAGAACGGCAGTCGCCAGAGCAGGTACCGCAGCCACAGCCAAACCACTAATAATCGCACTCAGTTGTCCCAACACCAGCACAACCGCCGCCGTCTGCACCACTACCCCGCCCAGATCGGTAGCTGCAAAATCTGCCAATAACTTAACCACACTAGCCAACTGATTGGCTAGTGGTGCGATGACTTGAGCTAGCCCCGATAGTACATTTAATATCCCCTTGATGGCAGAGAGAGCGATCGGCCCCAAATCTGCGCCAATTTCGAGCAGTGTTTTCCCTAAAGGTTTAAACGCTTCAGCAATAGTTCCACCTTGCCGTAAGATTTCGTCGGACAGTTGACGGAAAAAGCCAATAATTGCATCCTCACTAGCTTTAAGGTATTTCTCAACTTCAGCCAGTGAGTCGATTAACGGCTCTAGTAATGGCTCACCCACATTACGGGCAATTCTTTCGCTCAAGTCCAAGATATTCGAGCTAATACCTTCGATGCTCCGAGCTGCGATCGCATTCCCCGCCACGAAAACATCCAATCGCTTGTTCAGCTCATCAACTAATTTACCCTGACTCCGCCAAGCCTCCACCTGTTGATTGGTGATATTCAGATTCTTTGCAAGTAGCGAATCTTGGGTAATTTGACCCTTGATAATCGAGTTAATCTCTTGTCGCGCCTGGTTCAGTGGGATTCCTACCACCTTGAGCGATGCCGCCCAACCCTTGGTTAGAGACGTAGCAGCCGCGATCGCATCAGGAAATTGCTTAGATTGATTGTTGAGTGCCCCCGCATTAGTGAGAGTAATCTGGAAAAGTTCGTTTACTTGAGCAGAAGTAACCCCAACGAGTGATTGGGTGTCGATTTCAATCTGCTTAATTGCTGCTCTCAATGCCCCCGCCGACGCTTGGATCTTAGCCGTTGGGTCAGTAACTTCTACACCCGATTTAAACAGCCTTGTTGAGGATGCTAGGTTAGTCTGAGAGGATAGAATCTGAGCATTAAGCTTCTCATTACTGGCAATCAGCGCATCATAGACTGGTTGGGCAGTGGCTCTGAGGTTCTGGAGCGCACCGACCACCGTATTGTATCGAAATGCTAGTTCAGCAATTCCACCACCCAAAAGAGTATTCCCCTGTTGTTGAGTGGCTGATTGCTGTCTACTCTCCGCCGCCGCTTGTGCCGCCGCTTCCCGAATCCGCCGCAACTCACCCACAGTAGCAGCACCACCGCTGGTGAGAATTTCGAGCTGTAGACGGAGATTGTTAGCCATTTATTTATTAGCAGGTTTTAAACTTAAATCTTCTAGGTTTTTTAGGTATCAAAATACTTCCCTCACGAAGATTTCCTTCTGAGTCAACGGACATTGTTGCGTTGGTCATGTACTTACCTATTTGGCTTAAATCATCTCTAATTATATCCCTAATTCCATGCCTTTCACGAATTGCTTTTACCCTAATAGAAATCCTTGCATATCTTAAATACTTGTGAATGTATCGCCGCTCAAATAGTTTATCTAAATCCTCACCCTGAGATCGCCGCCAGTATAGAATAAACGCTGCTCGGAGCAAACGATTAAATTTTTCGTCTTCAATTGCTTGTGATTGAAAATCAGCCTTATATTCTGCTTTGGTGAAAATTAGATATTGCTCAACAATTTTCCACACTTCTTCTGGTAAGGTGCTTGGTGATTCAGGGTATTTTTTTAAATAGAATTTATGGTTTTTCTTATCCCCACAGTTGAGCCTAATGCCCTTGTTTAATCGCTTGCGGTTGAAGTTGACAATATTTCCGCAATCACACTGGCATCTCCAAATTGCTGAATTCCATTCGCGTACCTCTGGCAACATCTCGATCGCGACCAAATTACCGAATCTTTGCCCCTGAATATTATCAGGACGACGCTTATTGTCTACTCTACCCTTGCGATCGCGCCCCAAACAGCCGCACGATCTTTGTCCGTTTCTCTCTACATCATGCCTGCATAAATCGACTAATTTACCGCAATCACACTGAAATTGCCATATTTTTGTATATGTTTTACGGGTTTTACCAGTTAATTCTTGTCTCGATCCGGCACACAAGAGCATCCCAAATTTATTGCCAATAATATCTGGACTAGGGCGCATCAAATCACCTCGTATCTATATCCAAAAATCTCTACTCCACATGGTACAAAAGCTAGTTTAGCAATAGCATCTGTAAGTGCGTCGTAAATTTCCTTAACCTTGGGAAAGTTCTTTTTGTCTGGAAAAAGCAAGATATCAGCATCAGACAACAGATCGTCTAACAATTCCTGTTGCTCTTTATCGAAAAGAATTGGATCTATGCCAGACTCTAAAATTTTAAAGACTTTAATTTTTACTGAAATAGGAACAAGATTATACAAGTAGTGTTTTTTAGGTTCTTCTGGATATTGTTCTGATTCCGAAACTACTAAATTTTTAACCATTAAATTTGCCTTATGGTTCGATCGATATGAAGGTTGCTGGGTGTTCGCGACAATCTTCTCGCCAGTTGGTCAAAAACTCCAAAATCCTCGGTCTTAGCCCTAATTGTGCTGGTGTTAAACTCGCATAAGAGCCGCGATCGTTGCGGAGTGAATCGATCGCATCGTTTAGGTTTTTACCCATATCACCAGCAGGAACCCTATTAAAATCACCGATTACCTGACCACGAAAGGCAATATCGAGTAACGGCTGCCAAACTACATCGATCTGACCGCTATCGGCAGCGATCGCCACATTCCCATTACCAGTCTCGATTATCAGCTTGATTTTCTGGAGCATATTTTAAAACCTCGCTACTGCTTGTCAAACGCTGACATTATCTTGTTGTAGTTTTCCTTCAGATGCCGCTCTTTGTCTTGTTGTTGAGGATTCTTCCCCTGTTCCTGTGCCTCGCTCATGTTTGCTCGTGCCTTGGTGATTTCCACTAGTAAGTCAGAGGGTACAGTATTCGCCAACTCCAGAGCCTCAGTGAGCGATTGGCAGTGACTGGAGATAATCGCAATCGTCTCCGCCAGTGTTCCTACTGCTTTACCCTCTGACGATGATTCTTTGGGTTGGGATAGTTCGATTAACCAGCCACATTCCTCACCTCGCGCAAATAGTAACTGTTCGATTTGGGATAGTGCCAACCATTCGACATCAATCCCCCAACAGCCCAAGGCTTTGGCAATCAGGTTACGGAATCTGGTGTCATCAATATAGAGCTGTGCCCACGATAAGTTATCAGGTGATTCTTCGAGAATAGTTTGCAAATCGCATAGTCGATCTGCAAACTCAAACCGCCCAAACACCGTCATCCCATAGATAGGTCGGACGATGCCATGTCTATCGCCAAACTCTGCTAGTGCGGGAAAATCAAGCCACTGCATAAGTTAACAAGCGACGTAACCAGCAGGCATCTCAACTAAGTAATGGTCATTTTCCTGCCCAGATGCGACTACCATTCGATACTCTAATTCGAGCGAGAGTTTCTCACCAAAGTCGAGGCTAGTGGCTTTGGTGCGAATCATTTTAGGGATGACAATCTTCGTATATTCGGTGCCAGAATCGGTAAATAATACCCCCTGTAAGCCGATATTATTGAGCTGTGCCGCCCCTTGTTCCTTGCCAATCGTCCGCAAACCCGCATAGTTTTTGATTAGCGTGTAGGCAATCGGCGCACCAGCTTGAGCGGCATTAAAGATGATTTTATTGTTAGTTCCATCAACTCGATATTGCCCTGTAGCTGGGGAACCTGTCGCGAGTAGAGTTAGTGGGCCAGCGTCACCCCAAGCACCCTTCTCAATCACATAGGCTTGTACTCCCAACGCTGCACCGATATCGAGGTCGGTGATTTCAAAAGCACCCGTAGTGGGGACACCTTTGTTACGGAGTTCGACTAGATCGAGTGATGCAGAAATAGCTGATCGAATACCGAGGGCTATCTCCAAAGCAGCCCGATTGACCGCTTCGATCGTCATTGCACAAGTCCGCTCAACTAGTCCCTCTTTGGCTCCGGCTGGGACTTTTCGACCACAAACCATCTTATAAGAGACGATTTCAGAGCTGTTAGCGTTGATTTTAAACGCCACTGGTTCGGCGAATAGAAAGCCTGGAATTGTCTGATTAAGATCGAGTAAGACGATCTTACCAATGCCCGAATATAACTGACTCACTTAGACCTCCTTAATTGGTGCGGAATAGATTGCGTGACAAGCAAATGTCATCGAGTAAACCCAGAGAGCTTGACCCATATTGGTAAACCCCGCCTGTACGGGATAGAGTGGTTTAGTCATCCCATTGCCAACGTGTAAAGCACATGGCATAAATCCAGTTAGAGCATCCCGAATCACATCCAGGATTGGATAAATCCGTTGATGCCCCTTCACCCTCAACGCCTGCGCTCGAACGATTAATTCAAACGTAATCTCTCTTTCCTGTGATGGTGGTTTGAGCGGATTAGATACACCGCTTCTGGAGGGAGTCTCGAAAGTTTCCTTTCTGAATGCCACCCATACTTGTGTCCCCGTCACCACCCCGTTGATTTCTTCAGGATTGACAGGCAGTTCCCGCACATTGACCGATACTGCTTGTTCTGGTGGATTCTGAGCATTGAGAGTATCTGTGTACTGCTTTAACTTGGTTTCCAGGCGATCGATTATCGCCTCCTCTAGCTGTAAGATGTTCGCCACTGGCTTACCCTAATTTGGCTCGAACAAAGCAATCTTTCGCCTCTAGAAGCTTTCGCATTCCGGCTGATTTTTCTGGACCATCGGGTAGCGAAGCATCCATCAGCTCTGCTAGTTCCCCTATTGGCTTTGACACCTCTTGTAGTTGTGGTGGAAGGTGCGCGTAAGCAAAGTATTTGGTAGTAGTTGTAGTCACTTTTTTCTCTTAGTAAGATCTTGTCTAAGCTAATAATTTCTCTGTCTTTGTACATCATCGCCACCTAAAACCCTCCCATATCGATACAGGGAGCCGAATAACTGCGTGCGCCGGAACTATCAAAATCGATTGCGGTTGCATCGATGCTCTGTCCCAACGTGTCAGTTCCCAGGCTAATCATCCCCTTGGTAACTAACTGCAATTGCTTGAGCGCATCCTCATATCGCAGCCTGACATCATCGCGGGGATTAATGCGATCAAGCCGATACCGAGCAATGTCCAAGCAATAGCCATTTATCACCGTCGATACCACCACCAAGGGCGTTACATAGCGATTAGCCACGTACATATCGATAATCCCACTCGCATCGACTAGAGCCTTGTTTAGCGGTACCAGATTGACAATACTAGTGTCGGGATTATCAAGATTAGTGAGCTGGATTGTCTCTGGCTCGCCAAACGCATCGATAAAATCTTGGGGTGTGGCGTACATCTAGGTTACTGGCGGCTCCGGCTCAGTTGGTGCAGGCTTAGATTTTGAACGAGAGGGTGCGGGTTCTTGTACTTCTGGAGCTGGCGGCTCCGGCTCAGTTGGTGCAGGCTTAGAGGCCTCAATCTCTTCCTGTGTTGCTTCTCGCACAATTCCCCAGCGGGAGAGTTGGTCTAAATCACCTTGTTCCAGCTCAATCAAATCGCCAGTATTAGCCATTTCTGTTGCTGACATAGCGATTGGGCCTGCCAACACGTAACAAATAATTAAACTCATGTATCTCCTATGCAGCAACGTTCGTGATTAAATAACCAGCAGCCATACCCGTAACGACAGGGAGGCGATCGATTACACCTGGGAAATACCAAGTACGATTATTCTCACCGTAGTAAGGCATATCCATTACTAATCCTGTTTCTCTGTCCGCCACTTTTGCAGCCATGCGGGTGTAGGTATATCCCCAGCTCGGTACACGCTTGTTGGCTCCCGATAGCACTTGTAAAGTGCTGCTAGTGTCGTAGGGATTAGTTGTCATCTCGCCATTGCCAGGTACATACCCAACCCAAATCGAGTTATCGAAAAATGGGATTTGGGTAGTTGGGTCAAGCGGATTGACATAGGTTGCCGTGGCGATTTTACCAAACGGATAACCCAAAATCCCATTGAGGGTATTGAGATTGGGAGTAGTAGAGGTAGTGTACTTAACTTGGTCGCGAATAAATGGATTATTTTTGACTGCATTAAATGCCTTCAAACCCCCGTAAATAATCGTATTAGGCAGCCTACTAATCCCCGCCAATACTGCTTGATTGGCAATATCGAAAGCAAGGGTAGGATTAACAGTTCCTACACTAAATTGAGTGAGTGCGGTCAAAGCAGTGCGGTTCGCCACCGGATAACCAGCAAAGTTATTCACCAACGAGAAAATATCAGCTTCTAGTCGTGTCGCTAGCCCAATCTTGACGTTGCTAATTGCCTCAGTCTGAAGGTCAACAATACCCTCGGCTTCTTCATCAATTTCAATCGGCAATTCAGCCTCAAGTGCGTCCTGATACAGACTCACCTCAGTATCGCCATAACTAGTCTGAATCCTAGTGATATTGTCCCCAGGAGCGCGGCGAGTAGCGTAGAGGTACTTCTGCTGGTTGTTAGCAAAAGTGATGATTTTGGTCGCCCGTTTCATCACAGGTACCATTGGCATAATCGACGTTCCGACAAATCCCTGAATCGGGATACCGTAAGCCATCGAAGTCAGGATTGGGCTATTAACCCGCGCCTGTTGTAGAGATAAAATCGCCATTAAGTTGTCCCCTCACGAGTGATTAGAGCTTGAAATCTTTGTCCGGCTGCGGTAGTTGCGGACATGGCACGCGCGAAGATTTGGTTCCCCGCAGCCGCAGTGATACCGCGCCCAGTAGCATCTGCGGTAATCGCCGCCCCAATCGCCACCGCTGCACCAGCAATCATTTCCACCATGCCAACTGTCGCAACCGAAACTACTCGGTTTTGCGTTGCATCCTCTCGCAACACGCCAAAAGGAACGGTAGTGGCGACAGTAACTAAGTTGCCAGTAAAATCTACCAACTGTCCGGCTGAAGCTGCCGCTGCACTGGCGTAATTAATCGATAAACTCTGAACTACATTTACTGGCAATCCAGTATTGATAGGTGCTGGCATTACTTACCTCCTTTAGCCATAGCTTTTTTCACTGCGGCTCGATAGCCTTCAGGGTCTTTGGTGGGATCTACTCCAGATGCGACGATTTTGTCGTGCATTTCTGACTCTTCTGAGTCTGCATCACAATTACTGCCCATCGTCTTAAACGCCGCCTCAGTCGCGCCCGTGCTTTCCGTTTTAGCGACCTCGCTATAATCAATTTGCTTAGGCAAAGCACCTAAAAACGTTTTGAGAAAATCCGCTCCAGACTGCTTCGTACCATCAGCAGCAGCAAACTCCGCTTCATCCGGTAGCGATGTGAACAGTCCCACCATATTGGTCTTCTGAGCTGGAGTAATTTTCCCTTCCCTTACTAAGCCCTCTACAAATGGCTCGTACTTAGCCATTGCTGCAAACTTTGCTTCCTTCGCCTCTAATTCCTGTTGCCTACGGCTAAATTCCGCCTCTTTCTGGGCAAATTCCGCCTCATAATCTCGCTCATCTGCCATCAGTACTATTTCTCCATCATCCTTGCTGAACTGAACCGATTTGAGTTGGTCTAAAGCTGGTCTAGAGCGTCCCAAAAAGCCGATATGCTTGAGTTGGTGTCCTTTACCAGGATTGCTGTGATGCCCTGGTAGTATCAGCTTGACCGATACCCGATTGAGTTCGCCACTATTGACGATCGCCATAAATGCGGGGTTTAGCTCATCTACCTCAGTGACAATCGCCCGACCATTACGCAACGCCAACTTAGTCGCGTATCCCAGAGCTGGATTGTCATTACTGGGATGTCCAGGCACCAACGGCACCCGCTGACTACCAGCATTAAAATCAGCCACCATTCCCGCAACTTGCTCATCAGTGACGCGCACTTTTTTACCCTGGCTATCGATGTGATTGCCAGGGTAAAAAATCTCGATCGGGTGGTCTAGTGTTTGTGCCATGCGAATAATCTTATCATGCTATCAATAGCGTAGTGATAAGATTATAGTAACGTTAATACGCTATTAATAGCGTGCTGTCAATGCAAACAATTAAAGTTCCTGGAATCAGCAAGCCCGTAGCCTTGGACGCGCCAATCTGCTTGCAATCCCCACATTTTTCCTGGTATGAAGCCACCAAAAGCGGTGCCAGAATCCCTGAAGATGAGGAGGTGACTGCATCGATTATCAGAATTGCCAAGGCATTAGAAGGCGTTCGTGACTCGTTTGGCGGTCGATCGATCACCATCACCAGTTGGTATCGTCCACCCGCAATCAATCGCGCTGTAGGTGGTGCCAGATTCAGCAAACACATCGAAGGTCATGCTGTCGATATTCTGATTGGCGACCTCGATCCTCGCGAAGTTACTAGCAAACTCTCAGAGACTTGGAATGGTGGTGTAGGTGATAGCCCATCCTTTACCCATTTAGACCTAGGCACCCGCCGCCGCTGGGATTATGGCGGATAGGTTAATGCCAACTCACCCCTAAAGTAACTAAGTATGCTAGCTAAAAATGTTACAATATTAAAGCCCCTCGCGAGGGAGTGCGTTCAACACTCGGATCTCCAGGGGCAGTATCACCTACACACATAGGCAACACAAATGAATAATATCACCATTGAAGAATTACAGAAAGAGCGTGACGATCTCGTAAGCAGCCTTTCTGCTTGGCGGCAAAAACAGATCAAGAACGAAGAAGCTTGTGGAAAATATATTGTCGAGCATGATTGGGTCGAAGTTGCTAGTAATTTTGGCTTGGTCAAGCCATTTGAATTTGTGCTTTGCCGTGTTATTTGTGCTGGAGAGGATAATGTTAAGACGGTGTGGTCTACACAAAAACTAGCTGATGTCGCTAAGTTGAACAACGAACTCTTGCAACAGCATGGGCGCATCTATTTCTCCGAAGACCGAGGGATAGCTGAATATATTAATTTAGCTGAGAAGCTTGGCAAGCTAACTTTAGTGATTCGCTGGGAATACGATGAAGAGTACGTAGACGTTTGGGAAGAGAATATTATTAGCCAGCCTCTGGAATACGTTCAGCTAGTATCGCGACCTTATGTACCTCCTTTTGAGCAGCCCAAGCCCAAGCCAGTCAAGAAAAAGATGGTGCAAGAGAAAGACCTAGAACAAGATCTTTTGCGCTGGATGCACTCAATGGGCATTGATGCTGAGAATCAAGTCTTGACAATCAAGCACCGGATGGATCTCTGGGTTCCTGGTAAATGTTTTATTGAGCTAAAGCGAGGCAAGGTAACAGGTGATGATGTCTGCCAAGCGATCGATTATTGCGCTGAATATCAACTGCCAGTAGTTTTAGTCGGCAATCACATCGGGACAATGGCATCAAGAGGTATCGAAGCTTTCAACAAAGCGGTCGATAGCGATATGGTTACATTCGTTCAATGGAGTGCAGTTAAAACCTATTTGAAAGGATTACTTTCACTCAAAAACTAATCAGAGAATAACAACATTGCCAGACACCAAAGTTTCACTAATAGAATACGCGGGTATAAAATCTGGTCGAGATTATACCCGTGGCTGGGTAACTGCACTCGCCAACTATCTCCCTCCCCAAGACAGCCTGCTCAACCTCAAAAGTGGTGGAGACCTCATTCTCTATGAACAAGTTGCTCAGGATGACCAGGTTAAGTCTTGTCTTCAGCAGCGATTCCGTGCGGTTACTTCTAAGGAGTGGGAAGTAGTTCCAGGTGGTGAAAAGCGCATCGACAAACAAGCAGCCGATCACCTCTCAGAACAGCTTAAAAACATTGCTTGGGACGACTGTAATGAGAAAATGTTGTGGGGTCTGCTATATGGGTTTAGTGCGGCTGAGGTAATCTGGGAGAGGCAAGATGGGAAAGTTTGTATTGCTGACATCAAGGTGCGGGATAGACGGCGGTTCCATTTTGATATCGACCAAAAGCTAAGGCTCAAAACCTTCAACGAGCCGCTGGGTGAAGCATTGCCAGAGCGCAAGTTTTGGCACTTCTCCGTTGGTGCAGATCACGATGATGAGCCATACGGTCGCGGGTTGGGTCACTGGCTGTATTGGCCCACATTCTTCAAGCGCAACGGTATCCGCTGGTGGATGCGATTCTTGGAACTATTCGCCTCACCCGCACGTAAGGGCACCTATCCCGCTGGTACCTCCAATGAGCAGAAAAACGTCTTGTGGGATGCCCTCGGTAACTTTGGGCAAGATGACAGGTTTATGATTCCAGAAGGGCTGGTGATTGAGTTCCTAGAATCCGCTCGTAATGGCACAGTTGACTATAAATCACTGTGCGACCAGATGGATGCGTCGATCGCTAAAATCATCTTGTCCCAAACAATGACTACCGACAATGGCAGCAGTCGTTCTCAAGCAGAAGTACACGAAAACGTAGCCGATTCTATCATTGAATCCGACGCTGATTTGTTGTGTGAATCGTTCAATAATAGTGTCGCAAGATGGCTGACCGACTGGAATTATCCAGGGGCGGCTTATCCCCAGGTGCGCCGAAAACTTGAAGCCGCTCCTGACTTGGGAGTGTTAGCAGATACCGATACTAAGTTACAAGGATTGGGAATCTCACTCAAACCCGAAGCGATTGCAGCTAGATACGGTGAGGATTATCTAATTCCTGAGCGCGATGATAGCCCACAGTTGAATGGGGAACAGGCAAACGCGCTAATCAACATCGTTAGTCAAGCCAAGGCTGGAGGGTGGAGTTCTGAGCTAGTCACAGGACTAATTAATGGCGCACTGCCGAGCTTGACTGAAACAGCAGTGGCGGCGATTACTAGTAATTTGGGAGATGCGACAAGTGGTGAAGGTCAAGTTCCAGGAGAACCCCCAGTTCCCAACCCTCAGACTTCAAAGCAATCAGCTCAATCACTGGATGATGTGGCGGCACAATTCTCCGAGCAACCCGACCCAATCGATCCCATCCTCACCCAACTCAAACCAATCGGCGATGCTACCTTTACTGAGTGGTTCACCACGATTAGGGATTTGTTGAGCGATTCTAAGAATTTGATGGAATTCAGAGAGAAGCTAGGTGACTCTTACCCAGACTTATCGGCAACCGAGTTTAAAGCCGCTATGCTAGACGCTAGCACGGTCGCTGGAATGTCTGGATACCTCGCAGCTAGGAATGGTGTCTAGGTTAAAGCAGGTGTTTCCAAGTCTTGCCTGTCAGTGCGGAATGGGCGGCGGCATTGCTCACTCCGATTGCCTTTCCTATTTTTTCGTAGGATTGCCCTAACTTCCGTAGATCTTTCGCTTTTTGAATAAGCTCTGGCGTTAGTTTTGCCGCATGTTGATCGACTCCTTGAATGGCTTTGCACAGCCCAGCCCTGTAAGCATGAAGGCTATTTTCTTGAGCCGTCACCCATTCTAGATTGCCTACCTTGTTGTTTGACTTAACCCCGTCGATATGATTAACGTATGGCTTACCTTCATTATTAGGGATAAAGCGATAGCAACTAATCTATGAACTTTGAGCGTTCTTCTTTTCCCGTTCTCACAAAGGCCTACATACTTGTATCCCTGTCTGTTTACGGAGAGTATAAGCAAACGCCCAGCTTTTGGCGTTTGCCCTCCTCCTTGACTGGCGGCGACCATGCGATTGATCGATTTAACCCTTCCTAAATTGCTGACTCGATAGGAATTTTCAAGCCCTACGACTGGTTTCCAGATCTCCTTTGCCATGTTAAAATCTCTGTATAATTGTTTGCGTAAGATACATCGATTATATCATAATCCCGTCGTCTAGACCTCAGTCAGATAGCGGGTTTTATGGTTTAATGGTAGTTAAGATAAGAGGTCAAAATGCCTGATGTAAACCCAACTCAGTTGCCGTTTAAGGAAGCGATAGAATACTTTGCCGACAAAATCGGGATTGACACAGATTCGTGGGTAGAGGGGCAAGGGCTTATTTCTCAAGTCGCATTTACATCAGCAGGGGCAAAGGGTCAAATTCTCCAGGAACTCAGAGATGCGGTTGATGCTGCGATTAACGATGGAATTTCGATTGCTGACTTTGCTAAACGGTTCAATGCCATTGCGGATGCTTATGTTGATAACTGGCAGTTAAAAGGAGATCGGGCGTGGAGAAGTCAGCTTATTTATGACATGAATATTAGGCAGAGTTATAAATTTGGTCGATACTCACAGATGACTGAACCGTCTACGCTTAAATCTCGCCCATATTGGCAAATAAGGCATGGTAATAGTTCTGTGCCTCGACCAACTCACCTTGCCTTAGATGGGAAGGTGTTTCCCGCAGACAAATTACCGTTCTGGCCTCACGGGTTTGGCTGTCGCTGTACCGTTTTCAGTTTGTCCGATCGCGACCTAAACCGAGAGAATCTAGAGGTTAGCGATCTCCAGCGTGGCGACGAGATCGAGATGGTCGATCCGAGGACTGGACAGCCAATAGTATCAAAGTTAGAGCCTGACCCTGGCTTCGACTGGAAACCTGGAAAGCTCACCAAAGAGCGACGAGAGGAGCTACTCAAGAATTTAGACCCAGATATCCGTAAATTAGTAGAGGGCGACTCACAGGCTGAATTTAAGCTACCTGAGGGCACTACTCGCCGTCGCAACGGGAGCAATCAGATCCTGCAAAACAGTCGCTGGCATCGAGCGGACAAACAGGACGCACCAGTGACTAAATCACGGCTGGAACGTGCTAGCGATATCTATGAACTCACTCAACAATTTGAGCATGACATGGAATTTGGCTCGGCAACTTATAAAGATGTTGCCGAAAAGTTTATCCACGATTTGACTCAAATGGGCGATCGAGATCGAGCTGAAAAAGAAGTGGCGGGAATGATGGTTGAGAAGGCAAGCTCGACCGATCGGGATGCAACGTTTAAATCTGCGATCGATTTCTGTCAGCTTGTGGATAAACCAACGATGATTAAATCTTTCCAGTTTGGTGATGACAGAGCTAATGCTGACCTTAAAAATGGGATCGTTCATTTGGTCGATGGGCGATCGCCTGTGTTTAGGAAAATCACCCAGTTCCATGAGATGGCTCACCATTGCGAATACCAGGACAAATCAGCAGGGGTGGATGCTGAGAACTGGGTGAAAGATCGAGCTACTGGTGAAATCACACCGCTATCTCAACTGACTGGTAATAATGGTTATGGAGCCGAAGAAAAGGCTCACCCTGATAGCTTTATTGATCCCTACGTTGGCAAGTTATACGGGCAAGGGATTACCGAGGTTTATTCAATGGGATTACAAGCATTCGCGGATCCAGATAAACTAGTAGATCTCTACAGAGTAGACCCAGAACACTTCAGATTAATAATGAGATATATCCGAAAATGATTAAAATCGAAATTGAGAATGCAGTGCTATCGATCAACAGTGATAAACCCGATAAACATGGAGCCGCGACATGGGCTGGAGACTATCAGGATTTAGCTCAATGGCTACCTAACCAATTTGGAATGTTTGGGCATTATGTTGGCGATTCTCCATGTCCATGTGATGCGATTCACGCTCTGATTGTAGGTAAGAAAAAATATCGAGTAACCGAGGGACAAGAGATCCTCGATCTACCGATCAAACCACTACCCGAAGGTGTGATCTCGTGACTCAAATCAAAATCGTCATCGATGATACCCAACTCCAAGGCGGCATTTCTGAACTCACTGCCAAGCTCAATAATTTAAAGCCTGCTTTCAACGACATCGGGGAGTATTCACTCCGCAAAGTCCGACGCAGGTTCGATCAAGAAGTTTCCCCTGATGGTACAGCCTGGAAAAGTCTCTCAGAGGCTACTATTAAGGCTAAGGCACGCCGCAAACGCACGGGGGTTCCATATCGCACCAATGCCGAACCTTCAGCTATCCTGAAGGATACTTTTTCCCTAAGAGACTCGATTACTTATCAAGCCACTAATCAAAGTGTGGCGATCGGTACTAATATTTTCTACTCTTTCTTTGCCCAAAACACTCGGACATTCTTAGGACTGGACGATGAGGACAGAGAAGAGATAGTAGAAATTGTCAAAGACTATCTAGTTCAATAAGTGTTTCCAACTTTTACCGTTTAAAACCTTGCGAATACCGCGCTCGGTTATGTCAATACCTAGTATTGACACTATGACTGGCGAACTATGGCCTGCTTTGCTCAAACTCTTTATTCTCAGAACAAGCTCTGGCGTTAGCTTAGAGTTGTAATGCTTTTCACCCTTCGGTATAGCCATTAAGTTGTTGGCATATGCGTGTTTTGTGTTCTCTGATGCCGTAACCCATTCCAAGTTATTTACAGAGTTATTTGCTTTATCCCCATCAATATGGTTTACGCTGGGTTTGTTCTCAGGATTAGGAATAAATGCTATCGCAACCAACCTATGTACTGAAAACATTTTTTGTGTTTTGTTGCACAGAGTTACTACTGGGTACCCATGTTTACCCAAAGCAAGGACTAGGTTTCTCCCTTTTCTTGGGCTAGGGCGACCAGTGATAGTAATAGCTATTCGATCGAGCGATCTCACCCGACCTAAGTTACTGACCTCATAAATCCCCTCATAGCCATTTACCGGAAGCCAAGTTTCAACCATCATGATAGAATCTCTATATAATTGTTTGCGTAAGATACATCAATTATATCATAATTCCGTTGTCTAGAACTCAGTCAGATAGCGGGTTTTATGGTTTTAAGCCCAACCAATCTACTCGTCCGTTCTTGGGTGTGGATGATGATGATATGGTTGAAATTGTGGACATTATCAGGGATTATTTGGAAGGATGAAACTTAGCAATGCCTTTTTTGCCAGATTGTTTGGAACCATCACATTTCTCTATCTGGCAGTGGGTTCGATGCTCCCAAAGGTCATCAATGTTGACAAGGGTAATGTGGGGTTTATGATGGCAATAGTGGGATACTTCTTAAAGCCTCCCAGCGACGGCTACAACAGCTCTGAAGGGGCAAGTGATGCAACGGAAGGGGAATAGGCTCATAATAGCTCATAATGGCTCATAATGGCAGTTTTAAAAGTCGATCTACTACCAAAGAAAATCAGAGCTGAGTTCGATCGCAAGCTAATCGAACAGGGGTTCGGTGGATATCAGATATTAGCCGATTGGCTAGCAGAACAAGGGCATCCGGTCAGCAAAGATGCGATCGGTGACTATTCCAAAAATCTCAAAGCTCAAACCAGCAAACTGAGAGTTATCCATAACTTTGCAACCGCTTATGGATATGAGCTGCCAGATGACGAGGGCACAGTTGCTAAGATGCTGACTGGATTAGTTCAGGTCGCTTCGTATCGCGCTCTGGTTCAGATCGTCAGTGAGAGCGAGACATTAGATGCTGACTCAGACATAAATGGGTTTCTCCGACGACTGGAGACAGTTAGCCGAATACTAGGTGGTGTCAGTCGATCGGATGTGGCTACTCTCACTATTGCCAAACATGCAGCCGATATCCGAGCCAAACAAGAGGCACGGATGAACGAACTCCAAGCCGAGGCTACTGGACAAGGCATCTCGCCTGAATTTATGGATCGAATGAGACGTGAGGTATTGGGGATGGAATAACTGATCAAACGACGAAACCCGCCGTATGACTGAATCATGGGGTGGGTTTCGTGCTAGAATAATGTTACTAAGCAAATAATCTAGCAACGGTATTTTAACACGATGGGAACTTTTGTAGACTTGACGGGAAACACCTTTGGTCGATTGACTGTGATAGATCGAGCGGAGAACGGCAACCACCAAGCTGTTAGATGGAATTGCCAATGCAAGTGCGGCAAAAAAACAACTGTTCAGTCGAGCAGTCTAAGATCGGGAAAAACGAAATCATGCGGGTGTTTGATTCCTGAAACCAATGTAAAGCGGCTAACAACTCACGGGCAAAGCGTTAGTAAACAAAGAAGCCGATCGGAGATGCCTCGCGAGTACAGAGCTTGGATTACCATGAAAGATAGGGTTGCTCGACCTAAACAAGATTGCTATAAGAATGTCGTTATCTGCGACCGATGGCTGGCTTCTTTCGAGAACTTCCGCTCAGACATGGGAGAAGCCCCAGGCTTTCAATATCAGATCGATCGTATTGATAACTCTAAAGGGTATTCTCCTGATAATTGCCGATGGGCTACGCATAAAGAGAATCAACGGAACAGAACCGATAATCTTGTCATAGAGTGGAGGGGGGAGACTAAATGCCTTTCTGCATGGCATGAAATTCTGGAGCCAAAACTGAAAATAAAGTATATTGGCTTATTGCACAGAGTTCAACGCGGATGGTCGGTAGAAAAAGCGTTCACTACTCCAAACACGAAAAATGGCTAATACCACGCTCCCATCGCTAGGCGTAAATTTTTGGCAATTCCAGAAAGATTATCTGAAGGATGACAGTCGCTTCATAGCAGTTTGCTGGGCGCGTGGCTGTGGGAAGTCAAAGATTACCGCACTCAAGATCGCTCTTGGCATTTTCGACAATGAAGCGAACGGCAAGCGATCGGACTGGCTGATAGTATCGGCATCTGCACCGCAAGCTCAAGAAGCTCTCAGGCTAGTCGAGGCATGGTCTAAAGTTATATACCAAACAGCGGTTGCGCTCAACATTATTGAGGAAGAAGTGGAGGTGCGGACGGAGGAGGGTTTAATTCGCTATACCCGTTACAGACTAAGGTTAGGTCGATCGAGTCAGGTAATCGCACTCTCCGCATCTCCATCGGCTGTAAGGGGGTACACTAGCAATTGCTTCCTTGACGAGTTAGCCTTCTTCCCTCAAGGTCAAGAGTTCTTCAACGCAGCGCAGCACACAACTCGTGGGCGACTGAAATTGATTGTTGCTAGCACTCCGATTGGAGGCAGCGAGAACATCTTCCGCAAAATAATGCATAATACCGCAGTGGTGCGGGGAAAACCTCTTTGGTCTCACCACTGGGCAGACATCCACCGCGCGATCGCTGATGGCAGGGTATATGACCTCGAATCAGAACGCGCGGCTGCCGATCCATTCAGCTTTAAGAGCGAAATGCTCTTAGAATGGAGCGACTCTCCCAATACCTGGTTTAGCTCCGAACTGATTGCTGCTTGCGAAGATGCTAGAGCCTCAGCCGTGGGTCATGGCTACAATCGTGGTCGCTGCTTCATTGGGAATGACGTAGGGCTGAGGCATGACAAGTGGTGTGCATTCGTATTAGAAGCCACTGAAGATTTCGGCATCCACTACGAAGAGAGAGCGAACGGTCAAAAGATTAGCTACTACACTGGTGAACTAATTACCCGTGAGGTGGTGGTGTTAGATCGATCGTCCTTCGCAGAACACGATCGACAAATCGCTCGACTATTCGCAAAATATAACGTAATCCGCATGGCGATCGACAGGACTGGCATGGGAGAAAGGTCTACAGAAGAATATCAAAATCTCTATGGCTCAAAAGTAGAGGGCGTGAATTTCACCACCGATACCAAGGGCAATATGGCTACACTTGGCTTAGAACTGATGACCGAGCGGCGGGTGTTGTTACCTCAAGATCACCCAGAAATTGGTGCGGATTTCAGGAAGCTGCAACGGGTAGTCTCAGCGGGTGGTAACGTTCGCTTTCAAGCGGCTAGAGACAATTCTGGGCATGGCGACGTTGTTTGGGCATTCCTGCTAGCTTGCAACGCCGCTATTACCCCTGTAGTAGAAATCGAGGTACGTGCCAGCAATAGTAGGGTAAATACTGGTAGCCAAATGCGTGGGTGGATATAATCGGTAAAATCTTTGTTAAACAAACAGAAATAGTTGCTATACAGACATAGACTGAAGACATCGTAATGGCTATAGCGAAATGTCTTCATCCCCTATCACCCAACTATCTAGTAAAATTGAATCACTGTTGGCAATATCTGAGCAGCAATACACACTAGCAATCAGAGCAATCGATCGTCTAACCAAGATAAATGAACCATACAGACAATCCATTGCTCGAAATCCGCGCATTACTCGCCACTAACGAAAAATTAATCAGGATCGTTGTTGAAGGTCTGAAAGAGACGACGATCGATACTAAAGAATTATCCCAAAATGTTGCGGCAATCGAAGGACGGCTGATGGTGATTCATTCTCGTCTTGATCGAATCGATAAAGATGCCGAAGAGGAGAAAGACGAGCGATTGGCACAAAGGCAAATGACCCACTCTCAGACCTGGATCGTTTGGGCTTCGTTACTAGCCGCAATCTTGGCTGTCGTCGTACCATTAGTCATCCGCCCTGGTGCGAATTATTCACCGAGCGTCAGTACACCTACTAAATAATTAGAAGTCTGTGTTAAACAGCCTAGAGACGGTATTAGCAAGAATGATACAATAATATTATGCCGATCGCGGGAGAGTGCTGAAACACTCGAATCCCCATCGGCGGTATCAACCTAGTATCAATAGGACAACACAATATGAATACTATCACCAAAGCCGCTCCGAGCGGTGAGTCTCCGTTCGATTCTATACGTCACACGAATGAAAACGGGCAAGAATACTGGTTTGCGCGAGAATTGCAGAAGATTCTCGGATACAGCAAGTGGCAGATGTTCGAGAATGCTATTGAAATCGGCGTTGAAAATCTGGAATCAGCCATCGAAGATATTACAGGACACCTTACTTCTACTAGTAAATTGTCCACAGCAAGGAATCCAGTCCCATTACAAGATTACAAATTATCTCGGATTGCTTGCTATCATATTGCGTTAGCTTGCGATAGTCGCGGTAAACCAGAGGTTAAGGCGGCAAAACACTACTTTGCCACCAAAGCACGAGAAGCGGAAGTTATCACCGCAGAAGCACAAGTTATCGCGGCTGATAGCTTTGACTCGCTGCACAGCAAGCAATTATCAGAAATTCGGGATGCACTGATCAATCCTGGCAGTGTATCGACTGCCGAATTTGCAGTTTTGACCGATGGTATCAGTCCAACACTAGTAGCGAAAATCGGTGCGTTGACCAACGACCAATATGTCAAACTGTACATGACTCTGCGAAATGCTCGTGTACCCCAAGACATCCAAGACCAAAAGAAAGCGGGAGTATTCACCGTAGCAGAATTGAAGATTGCTGACAAAACGATCGAGCGGTTTGATCGACTCCAAAAGGTTGCCGATCAAAAGTGGCAACGAGCGATCGGTGGGACAATCCAAAAAGCTCTGGAAGGTTAGAAATCTGGGGTAGTCAATCCCTCTTTTATCCCAGCATAATTTCTATAAATCACATCTGCTGAATTCCCCACCAACGCAGCTACATCCTTAGCATCGAGGGTGTCTAGTGCATGGGTAATGGCGGTGTGGCGAACTTTGTAAAAAGAGCGATACTTGAGTGCTAACTGTTTGAGTGCTGGTTTCCAGTGGCGATCGGTGAAGTTGGGCAGATTGATATGCTTGCCATGAGGACTGGGGAATAGTAAATCTTGAGCTTCCCAATCCTCATGCCTAATCAATTTCAGAAATACTATCAGTGTTTTACCACAGCTAATCGATCGACTTGATTGGGTTTTAAGACCTTCTTTGACAGTGACTTTACTACCGTACTCGTTGGCAGTGAGCGATCGACTGAACAAGATTCGGTCGCATCCATCCGAAATATCACCCCACTGCAACGCCAGGGCTTCTGAAGGTCGGCACCCAGTCCGAAACATGAACTCTACGAATGGTGCGTAATGCATGTTGTGAAGCTTGAAATATTCAATGATGCGGGAACGTTCGGATTCGGTGAAATATTCGATTTCACCCTTTTGTTTCACAATCAATCCTTTCGCTAATCCTGCGAAAGGATTGCAATCTAGTAGCTTGGATTTAATCGCCCACTGACAGCAACCATTTAGCTGATTGATGATTCTGCGCGTCGAATATGGGGTGCTTTCCTTCAGTAAGTAATCCCGAACTTTGACCGCATCATCCACCGATTTATATGGCATCCTCTTGAGCCATCGTTCGACTTGTCGGTAAGTATTGGCAATGGTATTTAGCGATACCTGAGGGCGTTTATACTCCACATATTTGTCCCATAATTCGAGCAATTCAATTCGCTTGAATCTCTCTGCTTTAGGCTCAGATTGAAATTCTTTATAGTTACTCTGAGTGGTGTCATAGTTGCCACTGAGCATATCCATTTGGATTTTAGATGCAATCGACTGAGCATAGGTGCGATTTGTCTTGCTGTCTGGCAGTCCGAGCGAAAGGTAAGTCCGCCTACCCAGATATCTGTAGACTAGTTGCAGCCGATCATTACTAACCTTGATCGCCACACTGCCTTTTGGAGTTTTGGGCATCAATTTTTACCCCCACCGTTTACCCCAACTTTACCACTAAACCCTACTGTTTCAGACTTATTTACCCCAGTTTTGTAATGATATTCATCACCTTGAAAGCAGAAAACCCAGTCCTAGAACTGGGTTTGATGGTAAGCCCTCAATGAGGCTTGAACTCATGACCTCTTCATTACCAATGAAAAAGAGAGTGTTTATTGGTGAAGATTTGAGGTGCTAAATATTAGTCTTACCCCAGCTTTACCCCCAAAATCAAGACCACACTACCCCAATCGAGCGAGCTGTACATCCTCGCTCTTGTAATCGTTCCCAAGTACCTGTCGGCAGTCGTCCACATTCCTCCAACAGTTGAGATGCTGTGGTCACTGGTATCCGGTACTTATTGCAGAGATCGCCCAAATTCTGTGGCGTGAACTTGCTGGATGTTTGCTTTGACATGTCAAACTCTTCGAGCATTTGAGGTAGTGTATTTTGTTTAAAAGTGGCGATCGCCAGCATGTATTCGACTCCTCTGAGATTGTAAAAACGGTGCTGCATTTTATTCACTCCTTTTTATTTTTCCTACAATTTGCAAATGCCTTGTCTATCTCTAATTTAATTAGCTCCCACTCATTACCGTCAAAACAAACAGTCCCATCTTCATGCCGTGATGGTTGAGTTATCCTGACATATTCACCAGCCGCTTCATCGTCTATCTCAACAAATGTGGCTAGTTCCGAAAATATTGGGTCTCCTTTTGGCGCGACAATAACCTTTATCACTCTTGATTCATAATTCATTTCTAAAACTCACTTTCAAAAACACTAATAAACTTTGGAAAATACACCTTGTCCCCTATCTCAACCCGATTGAAATCGAAACATATCATCCACTTATGGATAACTAACCACCAGATTTTGAGGCGGTATTCTTTGCCCTTACTCCAGACGGAGTATCCGCATTGATAAAATTCAATCTTCATCATTTGATTCGATAGTTAATTACTAATTTGCCCCGCTCTTTCCCTGCTACAAATGATTCGATTAATCCTAATTTTTCCAGTTCCTTGAGCTTAATTCTGAGGTAGCTTTCACTTATACCCAGACTGATGGAAAAATAGAGCATCGAGGCAGTTGGTCGCCATTGGTAAGTTTCCAGAACAGTGAGGATACGATCATGAATATCGGCAATTCTTTGAGGCGATCGAGAACGAGCATCGGCTGATTTTTGGGTTCTAAGCATTAATCAGCCTTCCTCCATCGAGAATAAATCAGACTGGCTTTTTAGCAATTCTCGTAGCATTGACTCATTCTTCTTATTTGCCAGTTCAATTTGTGCCTTTAATTTAGCGATTTCAATATTTTTTGCTTCGATTAAGATTGCCGAACTTGCATCTACAGACAAGTCAATTTTAAAAAAATCAGCTAAAACAGACTCTACAGCAGCAGATTTACTGAGCTTATTGATGTCGCAATACAATAGCAGCGCCTTCTCGACCCTCGGATCTATTGCGAGTGTTAGTGGAGTTCTTGGGTGACCATCACGAGATCTGGATACTTTCTTGGTTCCTTTGATAGGCTTTTGGTTTCGCATATTTAGATAATCCCTGCAAAATCAATTGACATACCTGTCTTGGATGGTGAAGATTCAACTCCCGATTTACCCTCAATCTCCTCTACAATTGCCATCACCTCAGCCTTTTTTACTGCTGGGAACCTGCTGCACATTGCTATAGCAGTACTGGTTTTAATTTCCCTCTTATTGAGTAGCCTAATCAGTGATGCTGTCCTAACGGAATAGTCAGTGTCAACTGGGTAATCTAACGATTTAGTGGTTATATCCTCCAAGCTGATAATTTCGTCGCTTGGTGGCAATCCAGTCAGACCGATTTTTTGAATTGCCTGTCGCCAGTCTCGACCGTAGGCAGCTAACTGATAATTGTCTGCACGAGCGATAGTCATCAATGCCGATCTCGATCCATTGGTACCAGTAATTTTTAAAAGTGCTGAATGACTCAATCCTGAAATAGCCTCTTCTTTGCTCGATTGTCGTGCCACTGAAGCAATCTTATTCCAATCTTCTCCAAAGTCAGCAGAGATCGCGATCTCTAAAATGTCTCTAGCAACTGGGAAAATTCGACAATTATAAAAGTGCTTGATTGCTCGATCAAAGTCTTCTTTTTCTAGATTCATTACATCTTCCCAACACATTTGAGTCATTGATTCAGTAACTTCAATCTTTTTTGTACTAACAGCAGCCAAAAGATTGAGAGAATCAGCTAATATTTCCCTAGTTATAAGCATGGATTTTTTGTGGGTATTCTGGATAATTTGAACTCAATTTGTCTAGTATTTCTGGTAAGTTTTTTCTCACCCATTCCAAGGGTGGTAACTGAGGATGATCTAGTCGCATTTTGGGAAGTGCGCGGCGTTCGCTTCTCAGTTCAAAATCAGACATCACATGCCCATCTACCCAATGCCGAACCCCATTCTCGCGCTCTAAAATCGCCGTCGCCACCTTCCGCTTGGCACTCTCACCACTTCCCGCCCACTTCGCGGCTGCAATTTCTACCCGCTCTTGCTCGCACAACCAGAAAATATCCCCACTCCCAAACTCTTTTTTGGTGTGAAAGTCGCTTGATCGATACCACAGAAGCGCATTCTTCATGATTTCTGGCAGCTCGGCTAATTTGCCTCCCATCCCCTGATACTTGAGAGTCATGTCCTGAATCTTTCGTCTAGCACGTCTAGAATCGCCCACAATCCCCGTCCAGTTGTCGGGTTTACCATTGTTGTATAAGCGGATTAATTCATCGGTTATAGGGGCAATATCGGCGGAGTAGTTCCATCTATCATTGAAATTTTGTGTAGATTGAGATACTACGCCGCCGGAAAATTCCCCCTTTCCAGAAAGGTTGTTAGTACTAACCAACTCTTCTGCTGGCAAAGATGAAATTCTTGGGTCTTGGCGCGGTTCCGGATCTGAAGCCCATTTTTGAAAATTTGGCTTCTCGCACACGCGCTCCGCGTCAGCAGATTTTTTCGCGTCCGCGCGGTACGGATCTGCGCTTGTAATAGGATCTTTTCTTAGATCTTTTTCTTTGGATCTAGTTAAGGGGATCTTATTTGGGGTCAAATTTTGACCCCCACCCCTACCAAAATTTGACC